GAACTTACCGCGGTACGGAATCCTATTACTATCTTTTCCAAGATAAGATATGACGATACGGATTCAAGCTCCTCCGATGGTATTGATGTTACTCAGTACAAGGGACAATTTGTAAAGGTTATCGTAAAGACCAAGAAGGATCTCTTTAAGTTTGATAGGTTTATCGATGAGCTCCAAAAGGCAGGTGTACTTGAGATCAAGATCGCCGAGACGTTTGATGAATTCTCTGGTGCTCGCGTCGACGACATCAACGTCGAAACGGTATCGGAAACCGGTGACCTACTCAATGCATACGTCGACTCTGTTGAGACGGACCTAAATAAAGAGGTCATCAAATCAAAATTACGTGGTTTGTACGTTGAGGCGTCTAATTTAGAAGTTGTATAATGATAATCTTTAAAACTATTCGCTGGAAGAATTTTCTTTCCACAGGTGATAACTTTATCGAGGTTACGCTTGATGAAAATCCCTCCACGCTTATCGTGGGACCAAACGGATCAGGTAAGTCCACGCTGCTTGATGCACTCAGCTTCGCGCTATTTGGCAAGCCGCACCGTGATATCAAGAAACCGCAGCTGATCAATTCGATCAACAACAGGGACTGCGAGGTCGAGGTTGAGTTCAGCATCGGAGTCACTGAGTACGTTGTTCGCCGATGCATCAAGCCCAACGTCTTTGAGATCTATCAGAACGGCACGCTGCTTAATCAGGAATCGCACAGCAGGGACTATCAGAAGGTTCTCGAGCAGAACATACTCAAGCTGAACCATAAGTCATTCCATCAGATCGTTGTTCTTGGATCTTCGTCCTTTGTACCGTTCATGCAGCTTCCAGGCCACCACCGCCGAGAGGTCATTGAGGATCTATTGGACATCAACGTCTTCACAAAAATGAACGGCGTACTCAAGGAAAGAATATCCCAGCTGAGAGAGAAGCTTGGACATGCCAGCCACGAGCTTGAGCTTACTCAGGAAAAGATCCGTATGCAACAGAAGCATATCGGCGATCTAAAGAACATCGACGCGGAACAGCATCAGAAGAATCAGGAAAAGATTCAGACCCTGCAAGATCAGATCCAGCAGCTGATGAGGAGCAACGACGAGCTTGCATCGTTTGTCCAGAGCCATCAGCAGAATGCAAGGAAGGATCTGAATAAGGCTGAGGACCTGAAGCATACCGCCCACACCTATAAGATTCAAATCGATTCCAATATAGCTGCCGTTGTAAAAGATTCAAAGTTCTACGACGACCACGATTCGTGCCCCAAATGCCTTCAGCCCATTCAGCTTGAATTCAAGCAGAAGAAGACGCACGAGTGCAAGACCAAAGCCAAAGAATTGATGGAAGGTCAGGGGAAGCTTATAAAGGAAGTTGAAAAAATCAATGATCAGTTTACCGCGGCGATGAAGATCATAGAGGAATGCAATCGCCGCAACGTTCAGACGCAGCACAACAACTCCACAATTTCAAATTTTGAAAAGCAGATCGTGGCTTTAAACCGCGATATGCTGCTGAAGCAGAACGAAGATATATCCTCAGCCGAAAAGGAATTGACTGCGATGCAGGAAGCTTTGGCTGGGCTGAACGGCCTGCGGTCGACCTTCTATGAAGAGGGTACCTACAATCAGGTCATCGCCGAGATGCTGAAGGATACCGGCATAAAGACCAAGGTGATCAGGCAGTACCTACCCGTGATGAACAAGCTCATCAATCAATACTTGCAAGTACTCGACTTCTTTGTTTCTTTCAATCTGAATGAATCCTTTGAAGAGACCATTCGTTCCCGCCATCGCGATGAGTTCACGTATGCATCCTTCTCGGAAGGAGAAAAGCAGCGGATCGATCTGGCACTCCTGTTCACATGGCGGCATATCGCCCGCATGAAGAACTCGGTGTCGACAAACCTGCTTGTTCTCGACGAAACGTTCGATTCCAGCATGGACTCCGAAGGCGTGGACAATCTGATCAAGATATTGGCTACTCTGGAAGACAACACTAACGTGCTCATTATCAGCCACAAGACGGATGCCTTGGATGGTAAATTTAAGGGGAGAATCGAATTTTCTAAGGAAAATAGCTTCTCCAGCATGAAGCAAAAATAACACAAGTCGTTGGTGGCCAATCGCTGAATTACAGCGACGCCTTTTTGTTTTACATTATGCTTAGAACTAGCTAGTATTGCATAGTGAAAGAGAGTACTTCAAACATCCGTTCGGTCCTTGCCAAACTTCTGGCCAAGGAAAACATCACCGTCCAGCATGGAAATTACGAGACGGCGTTCTTCGATGTGGAGAACCGCATCCTTGGGCTCCCCATCTGGAAAGATAAAGGCAAGGACGTGTACGACCTACTCGTCGGCCATGAGGTAGGACATGCTCTCTACACTCCCATGTTTGACGTTGGTACCGTAGGCACCGGTTTTCTTAAGAATTGCGCCAACGTGGTGGAAGACATCCGCATCGAGCGAATGATTCAATCAACGTATCCTGGCTTGATCCGATGCTTCACCGAAGCCTATGCGGTCCTTCACGCCGATAACTTTTTTGGCATCGCCGGCAAGGATGTCAACACACTCGGTCTCGGCGACCGCATCAATCTCAAGGCCAAGTTAGGCAACCGCATCAGCATTCAGTTCTCCAAGAAAGAACAGCCCATCGTGGATCAATGCTTTGCCGTTCAGACTTGGGAAGACACTCTCAAGGCGGCCAAGGCGCTCTGCGATTTCTGTAAGAAAGCTGAAGAGCAGAAGAAGTCAAAGCCAGTTGATAAGCCGAAGCCGTCAAAGAATGCCACGACTCAGAAGTCGGAGTCTGAGAAGACTAGCGACGACGGTGCCGAGTCTGAGGCAAAGCCTTCCGAAAAAGAAGGCGATGATTCCTCAACACCTGCCAGCTCCAAAGACATCAAATCTTCCGATGAGTCCAACGAAGACAAGCAAGCCGCTCAGTCCGATGGCACCCCTCAATCTTCTTCCGGCCAGCCCAATGGTGCCGAGGAACCGCAGATGGAAACTCAACGGGCTTTCAGTGATAATTCCAAAGGTCTCTTGGACACCACGAAAGAAACTCTGCGCACCTGCTTTGTTCGTGAGCCAACCGACGAAGAATGCTTCAACGGTATCGTGCCGTACAAGATGCTTTTTGCGCAGCGCGACGCCTGCGATCTCTATCGGCAGTATGCGAAGCCGTCGACGGACGACAAATTCAAAGAATTTATGGCTTCAACCAACAAGTACGTTGGCGTCCTAAAGAAAGAGTTTGACATACGCAAAGCAGCCTATCAGTATTCACGGTCCACGATCTCGCGTACCGGTGTGTTGAACGTCAACAAGCTGCATTCCTATAAGATCGACGACGACATCTTCTTGAGCGTGAGTCAGCTGGCCACCGCCAAAGATCACGGCATGGTCATGTTCATCGATTATTCGAGCTCGATGTGCCCGAGTATCCCCCACGTTCTCAGGCACATCATCACGCTTGCCATGTTCTGCAAAGCACTCAGCATTCCCTTTCAAGTCTATGGATTCACTTCTTCTATTCGCCACGATGTTCTGCCTATAAAAGGCAGCTCTGAAGGTCGGATCAGGATGGAGAATCTCGTCATGCCAGAGATCATCAACTCCGATATGCCCAAGAGCGATTATGCGAGAGCTATTCGTGATCTGTTCATTCGTTCATTGAACTACAATGCGGCCGGTATGTCAGAGCAGATGGGCAGCACTCCTCTCAACGAGGCTTTGATCGCCGCCCACAAGATCGTTCGTAAGTTTCGCAAAGATCATCCTGTGCAGAAGGTCACTACGATCTTCCTCACCGACGGTGAAGGCGGCCCTTTGACTTCCATGCACGACATGTCGATTCAAAATCGAACGCAAGAATCAATCTACGGCTATCGCGATATGCAGATGACCTTGAACGGCCGCAAGATTAAGTTCTCGCTAAGCGCAAGAGACACGATGATGGTGTTGATCGACAATCTTAAAAAGTCGACGGACTCAAAGATGATCGGCTTCTTTATCCCAGGCAGCCGCCGCAACGCCAAGCACCACGCTGTCCAGGCCGCTTCAACAGTGCGTAAGCAATACACTCTCGAGAATGAAAAGGCCTACATCAAGGACAAGTCGATCTGCATGCCGGGCGCCTTTAACTACGACGAGTACTTTATGGTTTCATCCGGCAACGAACTCAGCCTTGAAGAGGAAGATCTGGACATCGACTCCGATATGAGTCGTGGCCGCATGGCTCGCGCTTTCTCGGATTTTACGAAGTCCAAGAGGGTCAATCGTGTGTTTGTTACCAAGTTTGCAGAGGCCATTGCGTAAGCTATTGGTTTTCAGGGTGATAAAAAAATCATACCTGTGTACAGAACCGATGCAATATGATATAATAGTACCAGATTAAAGAACACACTTCATTATGAATCCCAACGCACTCAAGGTCGTGGCTCTGCTCAAGAGCCGCTTTCCACTTCAAACCAGCTTTAAGCGAAAGCATATTCACCAGGCTTCGCTGGACCTTTCTCTCAAGGTCAAAGATTATCTGGACATCATCTCGGATGAGTTCAAGGTACACAGGGGTCTCTACGACTATACGCGTCTGCTCAAAGACGCGGCGGAGGCTCCGTCGGCTGCTCCCACTGCGTCCGTCATGAATCTGGCCAATGTGGCCAGCATCTGCAACGAGAGCACATACATTCCTTCCCAGGATCCCACCTATGTGCCGTGGGGAGACTTCTCGGCTATCGTCGAGATCATTCACTCCAAGTCCTTCTATCCTGTCTATGTGGCAGGTCTATCCGGTAACGGCAAGACCATGATGATCGAGCAGGCGTGCGCCAAGGCGAAACGCGAGTACATTCGAGTTCAAATTTCGCCTGAGACGGACGAGGACGACCTCATCGGTGGCTTTCGGCTCCTCAATGGTGAGACGGTGTTTGCCAAAGGTCCCGTGGTGAAAGCCATGGAACGCGGCGCTATCCTGCTCATCGACGAGATCGATAGAGCTACCAATAAGATCATGTGCTTGCAGGGTGTTCTTGAAGGCAAGCCCATCATGATCAAGAAGACGGGTGAAGTGATTCGTCCGGCTCAGGGTTTCACCATCTTTGCCACGGCCAACACGAAGGGCAAAGGCTCCGAGGACGGCCGGTTCGTCTCCGCCACGATCATCGACGAGGCTTTCCTCGAACGGTTTGTTGCCACTATCGAGCAGCCTTATCCCACGATCGCCATCGAGCGCAAGATCGTTCAGCGGCACATGGAGAAGTTTGATGCCGTGGACACAGACTTCGCCGAGAAGCTCGTGATGTGGTCCGAGATCATCCGCAAGACCTTCGCCGCCGACGGCGTGGACGAGCTTATCTCCACGCGTCGTCTCTGTCACATCGCCCACACCTTCTCCATCTTTAAAGACCGTCTGCGTGCGATTCACATGTGCATCAATCGCTTCGACGGCGACACCAAGTCGGCCTTCTTGGATCTTTACACCAAGATCGATCCGTCGGTGGTTCCTCCGCAGGCTGCTGCGCCGGCCGCACCGATATCCCCGAATCAACCGCCGTTCTAAAAAAAATAACTCTTTATATGCATTTTGTTATTTACAATAGTAACAAAATGTATAGTATAGTCTTTACAGTAAGGTCCGACTGTAAATTGATTGAAGGACCAAAATAAAACACAAAATAAGTCATGTCTAAGAATACACAAAAAGCTCGTCTGTTCAACCTCCTCGCCAAGGGCACAGAAGTTTCGGTCACTGAGGCTCGCAAGCGCCTTCAGATCACCAATCCTTCTGCTGTTATCGCCCAGCTGCGCGCTGATGGTGCTCGTATCTATACGAACACTCATCGCGTAAACGGTGCGACGGTTTACAAGTACCGTCTCGACGTTAAGCGTTCGAACCTGAGCTAATAAATCCGGAGGGCGGGAGATCGCAATATCTCCTGCCCTCCATTTTTTTATGCCAAAGAAATTTTCAGTACCTGGAACCGGTCGAAAATTTGATTCCGGTAAATCGGAATATGGTCTTATTCCTCCTCATGCGCTTGATGAGCTTGCCGCGGTACTTACCCTTGGCGCTCAAAAATACGCGCGTGAAAACTGGCGTCATGTTGAAGATGCTGAGCGGCGTTACTTTGATGCCATGATGCGCCACCTCTGGGCTTGGAAGCGAGGAGAGGTTACCGATCCCGAGACGGGAAGGAACCACCTTGGCCATGCCGCATGCTGCCTTTTCTTTCTCTACGAACACTCAACCGGTCACGCAATCGATAAATAGAATTTTACGTTATGAAACTATCTGAAAATACATTAGACGTGCTGAAGAACTTTTCAGCAATCAATCCAAACATGGTGTTCAAGCCGGGCAAGACGATCGCCACGATCTCCGAAGCCAAGAACATCATGGCCAGCGCGACAATCCAGGAGGAGATCCCGAGTCAGTTCGGCATCTATGATCTGACCGAGTTCCTCTCCACTCTGTCGCTCGTGTCCGACCCCGATCTCGAGTTCACAGCGGATTCGATCAAGATCAACGACGGTGGTACATCCATCCGTTACTTCTATTCGGCGCCTGAGGTCCTCACCGCCCCCAGTAAGAACGTCAATATGCCAAAGCCAGAAGTGAAGATCGCCTTCACCGCGGATGTGATCAACAAGATCAAGAAAGCCGCAGCCGTTCTTGGCCATGCCACTCTTGAGATCGCCGGCGAAGATGGCAAGATCATTCTTCTGGTGCGTGATCTCAAAAATGAGACTGCCAATAAGTACAGCATCGTTGTCGATGAATCTAATGCGTGCACAGAGAGCTTCTCGTTTGTGATGGTCATCGGCAATCTTAAGATGCTTCCTGGTGACTATACTGTCTCAATCAGCTCCAAGCTCATCAGCCACTTCAAGAACACAACTACTCCGGTTGAGTACTGGATCGCCTTGGAGAAATCTTCAACGTTCGGATCGTAATAACATGGACACTACAACTCCTCCCGTAGTCGAACAGAACTCTGGTTCGCTCAACCTGGTACTTGGTGACATCGCCGCAGTCGTCAACATCATCGATAAAGTAGCACGTCGCGGTGCATTTGAGGGCTCAGAGCTTTCAGATGTCGGCGCCCTTCGGCTGAGGTTTATCACCTTCCTGGAAGCGGTCAATAGGTTAAATGCTGAGGCGAATCCTCAGCCTAAACCGGATAACGTAGCGGCTGCGCCAGCTCAGGATTCTGAGGGCACCATCATTCAAGGCAATTTTCCAACAAAATGAGCACCATCCCATCATCCCCAGAAGATCGTAAAGCTATCCTGATCGCAGTGCAGCAGATCTCAGAGTCTCTTTGCGAGATTTCTACTGCACACGTTCAGATCAACGAGATTCTCAAGGCATTGAGCACGAAGTACAAACTTCCTGCCAAGACCTTCCGCAAGGTGGCGTTCATGTACCACCGTCAGAACGTCAACGAGTTTGAAAACGAGACTGCAGAAATCAAAGAGGTTTACAAAAGTGTCACTTCGGTTTAAGATGAAGACATGCAAAATCAAGAAGAATTCCTCTGGACGGAAAAGTACCGGCCCTCAAAGCTCGTCGACTGCGTACTTTCGCCGAATCTCCTTAAAACCTTTGAAGGCATCGTCTCTTCGGGAGAGATGCAGAACCTCTTGCTCTGTGGTACGGCCGGTGCTGGTAAGACTACAGTTGCGCGAGCCCTCTGCAATGAACTCGACCTCGACTGCATCGTCATCAACGGCTCGGAAGATTCCGGTATCGATGTGCTACGTGGTAGAATTCGTCAGTTCGCGAGCACGATCTCGCTCGAGGGCTCGGGTAAGCCGAAGGTCGTCATCCTTGACGAAGCGGACTACCTGAACCCGCAGTCGACTCAACCGGCTCTTCGCGGTTTCATCGAGGAGTTCAGCAGCAATTGTCGGTTCATCCTCACGTGTAACTTTAAGAACCGCATCATCGAGCCTCTTCATTCTCGGTGCGCGGTGATTGAGTTCAATACGTCCAAGAGCCAGTTGGCAGTACTGGCCGGATCCTTCATGAAGAGAATGTGCTACATTCTTCAGGAAGAGAAAGTCGACTATTCAAAGCCGATCATTGCCGATCTCATCATTCGATACGCTCCGGATTGGCGGAGAGTCATAGGTGAGTGTCAGCGTTACAGCGTGTGCGGCCGGATCGACGAAGGTATCCTCTCCAATCTCGGAGAGGTAAACATCCAGGTGCTCGTAAAAGCTCTTCGAGAGAAGGACTTCAAGACCATGCGTTCCTGGGTGGTCAATAACCTTGATATCGAGCCGACCGCGATCTTTCGAAAGATCTATGATAATATGATCGAGTATGCGAAGCCAGCATCGGTACCTCAGGTTGTTCTTATTCTCGCGGATTATCAATACAAAGATGCGTTTGTGGCAGATCATGAACTGAATCTTGTGGCTTGCATGACCGAACTGATGGCGAACGCTGAGTGGAAATGAGCCCATTTGATTTCATCAATTCGATCTCTTTCACGAAGGCCGACATCATGGCTGATGATCTGGCTGAAAAACAATACAATGCTTATCTGGTCAATCGCGGATTATCCTATTTCTCGGATACTGTGCTTCTGGCTAATGAGATGAACCGCAGCCACCATACTCCCAGCCGACTCCAATATTCATTTTTGATAAATAGCATTAGTAAGAGGAAACGCTTCAGTAAGTGGCTAAAGGCCACTGAGCATGAAGATCTCATGATTGTCAAAGCATACTATGGTTACAGTAATGAAAAGGCCAGGTCCGCATTGATGATTTTGAGCCAGGATCAGATACAACAGCTCAAAACTAAACTTTATCAAGGTGGACGCGGAACTAAACAAAAACCCTAATTCGTTTGCGGAGGAAGTCCCTGTAGATTGGACTCCCGCAATGATGCTTGAAATAACACTAAATGAACCAGATGATTTCCTCAAAGTACGTGAAACCCTTACGCGCATCGGCGTCGCCTCGCGCAAAGAAGTCAACAGTCTCTACCAGAGCTGCCACATCCTACACAAGCAAGGCCGATACTTCATCGTCCACTTTAAAGAGCTTTTTCTGTTGGATGGTAAGCCTTCCAATCTCACTCAAAACGACGTTGACCGTCGCAATACGATCACTACGCTCTTATCCGACTGGGGTCTCGTCCAAATCGTTGACTCCCTTCAATGTCAAACCAAAGCTCCGCTCAGGCAGATCAAAATCATCTCCCACAAAGAGAAAGCTAATTGGCAGCTGCACCCCAAGTACAATATCGGAAATAGTCGGCCAGCGCCCACGTTTTGAATAAATAGACTTTGACGGCATTCAGCCGTCAACCAGAGATGCTCCTCACGGGGGTCTTTGGATCAACCGCAACCTCGCTTAAATGGAGGACATATGACAGCAACGTTCAGTACATCAAACAACCCCTGGTTCATCGGCTACGATAAGCTGTTTGAACAGCTCGAAGCTCGGACCGGGTCGACAGATAACTATCCGCCACACAACATCGTCAAGATCGACGATGATCATTTTGTGGTGGAGCTCGCGGTGGCCGGATTCGCAGAAAGCGAACTCGACATCGAGGTCAAGGATTCACTCCTGACCGTTTCAGGCGCCAGAGAAGATACCCGCATCTATGCGCACAAAGGTATCTCTGCAAGAAAGTTCAGTCGCCAGTTCACGCTCAACGAGCATGTGAATGTAACGACTGCAGCTCTTGCCAATGGCATCCTTTCCATCGCACTGGAAAGGGACATCCCGGAGGAAGAGCGCCCGCGCAAGATCGAGATCGGTAAAGCGCCGACATCGAAGAAGTCGTTCCTCAAGGGATGATATAAGTATCTCCACAGCCAACAAGCAAACCCATACATCATGAACATCCAAATCGTCCGTCTAACATCAGGGGAAGAAATTCTCTGTGACCTTAACATCCTAGGAGACTCCTACGTCCTGAAAGCTCCGGCGGTTCTTATCCCCACAGGGGATGGCAACATTGGATTTGCACATTGGCTGCCCTATGCGAAGAACGAGCAAGTTACTGTCTCGAAGAAATATGTCGTGTTCATCATTGAACCGGTAAATGGACTCGTGACTAAGTACAACGAGATGAATTCTCCGATCATTCTTCCTCCGGCTAGTGGAATCGTCACCGCCTAAGAACACTTAACTTAATCGGGCCGAGTGTACATTTTGTGATGTACACTCGGCCTTTTTTTGTGTATGATCTATATTGAATGAAGTTTTATACCAACGTATCAAGATATGGTTCTGAAATACTCTATCGCGGATACGACAACGGTCGTAGAGTGCACGAGAAGGTTCGGTTCAAGCCCACGCTGTATCTGCCTTCGAAGATGAAGCAGGCGACGTGGACTGCGCTGAACGGAACACCCGTTGATCCAATGCAGTTCCCAAGCATGCGCGAGGCATCCGACTTCTGCAAGAAGTACGACGGTATCGATTCTTTTAAGATCTACGGCAATACTCGTTGGGTTGCCCAGTTTATTCAGGACCGGTTTCCGGATGAGCTTCACTTCGATCGAAACGCCATCAACGTCGCATCGATCGACATCGAGGTTATATCCCATGATGGGTTTCCTGAACCCATGGAGGCTCTTCATCCCATCGTTGCGATCTGTATCAAGAACAACATCGACGAAGTCTTTCACGTGTTCGGCATCAAACCCTACGACGATACTCAGAAGAAAGTGAAGGGCCGCGTCGAGTACCATCATTTCACAACCGAGGAGGCGATGCTCAAGGGCTTTCTCACCTGGTGGACTCAGCCCACGAACACGCCCGACATCATCACCGGCTGGAACTCGCGGCAGTTCGATATCCCCTACATCGTAAATCGAATCAAGAATTTGTTTGGCGAAGCGATGATCAGCAAGCTTTCTCCGTGGGGTAGGGTGGAACTCGAGAAGTCCTACTCGCACAAACGAAACAACAACGATACGACGTACAACATCGTGGGCATAACGCAGCTTGATTATCTTGCGTTGTTCATGAAGTTTACGACCCATACCTACGGCAATCAGGAATCCTACAAGCTCGGTCATATCGGCAAGGTCGTGCTCGGCGAATCCAAGATCAACTTTGATGAGCACGGCAGTCTCGCCGAGCTTTACGACAAGGATCATCAGAAGTTCATCGACTACAACATCCGCGACGTAGAACTCGTGGACCGTATCGAGGACAAGCTCGGACTCATCACGCTCGCGCTAACTCTGGCCTACATCGGCGGCGTCAACTACATCGATACTCTGGGCACCACGTCGATCTGGGACTCCATCATCTTTCGCGATCTGGCTCGCAAACGAATCGCGGTTCCGCCTCCCAAGGAGAACATGAAAACAACATACCCTGGCGGTTATGTGAAGGATCCCGTCGTTGGCATGCATAATTGGATCTGCTCTTTCGACTTAAATTCTCTCTATCCGAATCTCATCATTCAGTACAATATGTCTCCGGAAACGATACTGCCGGTGCAAACTGCAGGTATCTCTCCCGACATCATACTCAACAACGTTCCGTTCGAGCCTGAAGAAGACACGATCATGGCCGCGAACGGCTGTCACTTCAGCAATGAGCGGCAGGGCGTTATTCCTCGAATCATCAACGAGATCTATGATAGACGCGTCGTCTTGAAGAAAGCCATGATCGTTGAACAAAAACGACTTCAGACGATCGATAAGAAGGACAAGGTCGAGTACTATAAATGCGAGCGAGAGATCAGCCGATTGGAGAACCATCAGATCGCCGTTAAGATCCTGCTGAACTCTCTATACGGTGCTCTTGGAAACGCGTACTTCAGATACTTCGACATCAACGTCGCGGAGGGCGTGACTCTTTCCGGCCAACTTGCAATTCGTTGGGCTGAGAAGGCGGTCAACGACTTCCTCAACAAAACACTAAACACCAACGGAGTGGACTATGTTATCGCGATCGACACCGATTCGCTCTATGTGAATATGGCCGGTATCGTTGATCACTTTAAACCAAAGAATCCTGTCAAGTTCCTCGACGAGTTCTGTGGCAAAGCGATGGAACCTCTGCTTGTCAAGTCATACGACAAACTTGCGGGTATCATGAGGTGCTCCAATAATCGAATGGGCATGAAGCGCGAGGCCATCGCCGACCGTGGTATCTGGACGGCAAAGAAACGATACATCCTCAACGTGCACAACAACGAGGGTGTTCAATACGCGAAGCCCAAGATCAAGGTGATGGGTATCGAATCCGTAAAGTCGTCGACGCCCGAAGCATGTCGAGATGCTCTAAAGAGTATGTTTGATGTGATCATGAACAAGGATGAGGTGGCTGTTCAGGATGCCATCGCACAATTCAGAAAGCAGTTCAACGCGATGCCTCCAGAGGAGATCGCGTTTCCTCGAGGTCTCACCGATCTGGCAAAATACGCAGTCAGTCCGGGTATATATGCTTCGCCGAGATCTTCGCGAGGCGACGTCAAGTCAACTCCGATCCATGTTCGAGCTGCTCTGCTTTACAATCATCACGTCAAAATCAACGGTCTCGATAAGAAGCACGAGCTCATTAAGAAGGGTGAAAAAATCAAATTCGTGTATCTTCGCACGCCGAACAGTATAAACGAGAATGTGATTGGTTTCACGAATACTTTACCCAAGGAACTCGGCCTTCATCAATACGTTGACTACGATCTTCAGTTTGAAAAGACCTTCCTTGATCCTCTGACGATAATCTTTGACGCTATCGGATGGCGTACTGAAAAGATCGCAGATCTTCAAGATTTCTTCTCTTAATGATTTACTTTCAACCGCAACCTGATACTATACTAATATGAGCAAAGACTGGATCGACGACATCAAACAGATGCATGATAAGTTCGGAGTGAATCCCGTGGTTCGCACCTTTGACAAGGAGAAGCTCTATGCTTTCCTTGAATTCCGGTTGAAGTTTATTCAGGAGGAGTTGAACGAGACC